ACAAGCATGTCAAACACAATGTCAGATGCTTTGTCCCAGTTAGGAAGAGTCAACACACGACGATCAACGTCAAACATTGCAGTTGTTGTGTTACGATGCTCTACAATTAGATTCTCGGTTGCGAGCAGTCTTGCAAGGTTGCCTTTGATTTCTTTGATTGACATGTGTCTCTGTTGCTGATGTATACATCATAACAACTAAACGGACTAGCCAACCAGTCCGTGTGTCACTTCGTTAACTGTCTCCGTTATGGTACTATAATTTTTGACCTTCTCCACGGATATAGTTCTATCAAATTTGTCGTCTAGACCCTGTTTGTGACTGATGACAAACACTTTAGTGCTCTCATCAAAATTTCTAAGGATCCATCCTAGGTCAGATGTACCTGACTGGTCAAGTGACCCGTCAAAAATCTCGTCTAAGATGAGTAAGTTAGTATCCACAGAATTCTTAAGCTTAGCGATAGAACGCCAAGTAAGCAGCAGAGCGATATCAATACGAGCTTTCTCTCCTTCACTAAAACTGTCATAGGAAAATACATCACGGTATCTAGATTTAATTTTCTCCTCAAAGTTCTCATCCAGGGTGAAATTGACATAGAACTCCATCCTTTGTAAGAAATCGTTAATTAACTTATTCATAGTAGGAAGATAGGTCTTGATGATCCTAGTCTTAATACCATTGTCTTTAAGGAGTTGACCTGCTGTAGTCAGCACGTCTTTGTCTTGCTTAAGCGTAGCATACTGTTTGCCAAGATCTTTCTTGGAATTCACAAGGAGTTGCAATTTTTCATACTCTGCTTTCTTATCAACGTTGTCACCTTCCAGTTCTTTGATTTCTTCCTGCAGTGACTCAACTTGATTACGAATTGTCATCAGTTGAAAATTGGTTTGAGCAATAGTGGTATTAATATTATTGACTTCAGTAGACAATTGACTGAACTTATTAAACCTTACTTCTTCTTCACCAATTGCTTTTAAGATGTCATTGTATCCAGTCAGCAGCTCATCAGATTTTGCTTTACCTGTATTGATTTTCTCTTCGCGAAGTTCATCTGATAGTTCTTGTGTGCAAGTAGGACACACTTGATTCTTTTCAAAAAACTCGTGTTCTTTCTTACATGTGTTAAGTTTATGTGTCAACTTAATCATGTATGTGTTCAACTTCTTTATCTTTTCACTTGCAGTTTGGTACTCCTGCATTTCTTCATTAAGATTTCCGATTTGTTGTGTCAGAAGAGCAACATCTTCAGCACCTTGAAGTTCAGTCTTTTTATACTCGTTTACTTTTTCTTGCTTACGATCAATCTCTTCCTGAGTTCGTTGTTGAAGAGTTAGCATGTTTTGCTTTTGCATTTCAATCTTGTCTTTGAGAAGATCAAGTTGATAATCTACGTCACGAATCTCTTCATTGTTCTCACGCATTTTATCTTTGAGAAGAACATTCATCGTAGAGAATACTTGAATGTCTAAGATGTCTTCAATGATATCACGACGCTGTGCTCCAGGCAGTTTCATGAATGGGACAAATGTAGATGATCCCAATACAACAATCTGCGTGAATGATTTATAATTCATCTTGAGGACGTTTGCCTCAAAGTTCTTTTGTTGTTCTACTAATGTACTCTCTTGATTCCAGAGTTGTCCATTACAGTAGATCTCAAGTTTGTTGGGTTTGATACCGCGTACAACTTTGTACTCAAGCTTGCCAATACGAAACTCAATCTCAACCATGCAATCTTTTTCATTGATGCTGTTGATAAGAGACCCCTTACTAATCTTACGGAAAGGTTTTCCAAACAGCGAAAAAGTAAGAGCATCCAGAATGGTACTCTTACCTGCGCCGTTGCTACCAACGATTAGATTTGTTCTATTTGATTCTAGGTCAATTTCACTAAACACATTGCCCGTGGACAGAAAGTTCTTCCAACGGATCTTTTCAAATATAATCATTAATCAGGATCTTCAGGTGGTATCAAAAAATCGTCAGGCGTGATAATGGAAAACTTCTGTCCACGGTCTTGACATGCTCCTATTATAACATGATCTTCCATTTCCACAACCTGCATTGGTGGATAATCTTCATCAATTTCCATCATCATCAAGTATCTCTCTGCATCATCCCCTGCCAAGAAAATAGGAATAACGCGATCTTCTGCATCATCAAATACAGAGAACACACCATCAGGATGATCTTCTAATGTAAGAACAAACATCAGACAACTTGACAACTCTCAATATATAGGGATCTCATAACAGACTTCAAACTGGTTTTGTCTACGGCAATTTCTACCTCATCAATGTATTCATTAAGTAGAGTCATCGTATCTTTAGTTTCAAGATCTGCATCCTCTACATTGTCTGCATCAACTAAGGTTTCAATAATTTTAACATCATGAGCTCCTATGTTGTAAAGACGATCAACCAATGTTTCAAACATTTGGTAGTCTCGTTTTTCTTCAACGACGAGTTTGATGTACTTGTCTTTATAACTAGACACATCTGATTTGTTGTAGTCCATACATGCGTCGTCATAGAAGATTTTTTCAAAGATTTCGTAGGGATTTGGGACAAACTTAAGTCTATCACTTTCAGTATCGTAGATATGGAATCCACGAGCGTCCTTATAATCATTCCAGAACATCTGATAGGGGTTGCCAAGATATTGAACATTACCATGTTTTGATTTATGGTGGAAGTGTCCAGACCACACACGTTTGAAATTTTTAAAATCAGAAACTTTGAATCCACCTTCAAATTTCATACCTGGTGTAACTTCAAATCCATCACACTCAAGATGACCACACATGATATCTGCTTCACTAGTAGAAATCTTTTCTAGAGACTCTTCTTTATTGCCAGAGTTAATCCATGGCATCATCAAAAACTTTTTGCTACCAAGAGTAATCTCTTTTGGTTCAGAGTAGATGTTGATATTGGTGTACTTCTCTAGAAGTAACTCTGGTGAATTGATCTTGTTTGTATTTTTATAATAAGTACAGTGATTACCAAGGATCATGTGGACTTCATAATCTTTCAGTCTTTGAAAGTAATTACTATCAATACGATTGAAAGTATTGTAGTCCATAGACTTTCGGTTATCAAAGGTGTCACCCAAATCAATGATAACTTTTACACCTTCTTTCTCAAGAGTTGGAAAAAATACGTCATCATAAAATTTTTGGAAGTAATTCCAAAAAGGAAGTGATCCTTTGCGTCCGTCTAAATGCTGGTCGGTAATCAGTGCAATCTTCATTGGGGTTTATGGTTTTTCATTCCATCATGGTTTCCATCATCAGGTAACTTACCTGTCATAAGATATTCTATCGTGTCTTTGCATCCACGAAGGTAATCTAATTGTTCCTTAATTTTTTCTGCTTCCACAGTATTTTTAGGAACTTTTTTACTAATCTGTTCTGTTCTCTTAGTAAATCTTTCTAAGAGTTGTTCGTAATTTTCTGTTGGTTTCATAGTTTACCACTTACTGTTCCATCATACGGATTAGAGACTCTAGCATTTGCCCAGTTGGTTGCGACACCTTCCAGGTGGAATCCTGACATTTTAAGGACAGCTTCCCTCGTACCTGCTGTGATGAGTTCCTTACCATCCTCACCGTAGCTAGACCACGTTCCAAAGCGTTTCTCCTTGATACGGAATTTTCCATAAGGTGTTTCATACCATTCGTAGGTTTCATGATCTCCACTCATTGTTCTTCTTGTGTTTTATTGTATACTATAATTCGTTCACCGTCGTGAGTAAAGACGAGTTCATCGTCATGCCCCCAACATAGTTCTTCATAGAGAGCATTGAGCTTCTCCATATCATCATATAAGGCGTTGGGGTTAGGCATTAGCGATTCATTTTAGTTTCAATGTTTTCTTTGATGCTACCCATGTCAGAATAAGAAGCATTCATACCAGACATACTACCATCGTATGTGTCAGTGTGCATAACTTCATCATATCCTGACCTTTCTAGGATCTTGCCTTTGATCTCTAGTTGCTTTTTCTCCTTCTGGATCCTACGCAAGAATGCATAGTAAATAATCTGAGTGAAATAAGCAAATGGGTTCTTGGATTTTTCTGGGTCAAAGTTGTCAATATACTGGAGGCAATTTTCAATACCGTCACAGATCATGTCCTCACGGAACATGTAGTTAACAAAGTTTGGTTTATAAGATAAGTGTGTTGCGATCTTTAGAAAGCATTCACCTAAGTAGTTAGTAACTCTCGGGCGAGGTTTGCCTGCTTCCTTAGCGGCATGAACCTTCTGCCGATAGTCAGTGATCGCAGCAAGGAACTCTTTATTGTTGACGTAGTATTCAGTCTTTTTTCGGGTCATTACTGCATATGCCATGGTTTATACCATTATCATGTACTAAGGATAGCACGATGAACTGGATTTGTAAAGGGGGCTTGACAGAACCTCAGAAACTCAGTACAATTAACCTTGTAGAGGTTCAGAAACAGGTACTAGCTTTTATTAAAGATATCTTCTAAAGACTTTTTCATTTCTTTTATAGAACCTAAGTACCCTGAGGATCTGGGGAGTTTGTTTCCCCTTCCAGTAAGAGACTTACCATTTTCTAATCTCTGTAAAGTCTTCTCATAAAACTCTTGGATGTGACCATCAATTTCAGTAATTGTAATGATGTGACTTCTGTTTAAAATAAACATGTTGTCAAACGTGGCGCTGATCCATTCTCTAAAAGAAAAACCAGACACTTCTATTTGACCCTTTCTTTGTTTTGCTAGTTCAACTTGGAGAGGGTTTTCTAGTAGGACTTTATCTTCGTCTTCTAGGTAACAAACTTTTGCTACAATTTCCTCTCCAGATATTAGTTTTACTGTTGCTAGGAATTCTTCTTCCATATTATCCAGCTCTAAGGTTTACTCGTATAACCTCATACTTAAAATTTTCTTCATTGTAAATTGTAACTCTTTCGTTCAAATGTTTCAATGTATAGTTCTGTCCGCCGATGTCATCAGCGATATCATATAAGGTTGCAATGTCTTTACCTTCTCCTTTCCTGAGGACACGTCCGATGGACTGTAGGTTACGGATGCGCGACTTGCTAGGAGATGCAAAGATGATGTTATGTAATCGTTTAATGTTAATGCCAGTAGAGAATGTGCCGTAGGATGCAATAATGATAGCGTCGTTCTCAGTCTCAGTAATCTGACGAACTTGCTCTCTATCCTCTACATCAGTACCACCATGCACAAAGAACATTTTCCTTGTGGGGTCTATGTTGCTATTTATCAACTCAAAAAGTGGTTCCCCGTGCTTCTCTACATAGTTGAAGAGGACAAGAGTATTTCCTTTTAAATCATTAACTAGATTTTTAATCAAGTTATTTCTACCAGGATGTGTTACTAGATACTCCATCTCATCGTGATATGATTCAAAATGTTGCGGAGCATGTTTACAGAGTAAAACTTTAATCCTAAATTTAGACAGGTAACCTTCTTTAATAAGATCGTCTGTTTTAGTTACACGTTCACAATCACCAAACAATCCTTCTAGTACCCACTTGTGTGTCTTGCTACCATCAAGTGTCCCTGTAAAACCAAAACGGTACTTGGCATTGTGAAGTTTGGTCATGATTCCTGTGAGGGACTTTGACTTAAATAGGTGTGCTTCATCACCGATAACACAGTCAATATCATCAAAGTATCTCTTGGGGAATTTGTAGATTGATTGCCAGGTTGAAATAATAATTGGTTTATCCGTATTTTTATCCTTGCCCGAATAAATTTTATGCACATGATCGTCGGCATTCCACCCGTAATCGTTAAAGTCATTGACCATCTGTTCTACCAGGGACGTAGTAGGAACGATGATGAGCGTCTTCTTGCTGGTAGCAGTATAGTATCTGACGAGGGAATAGATCATCAAAGACTTTCCAGAACCCGTAGGAGAAAGAAGTAATTTACGGTTATATTTAATAGCTTCGTAGACTGCGCGATATTGGTAGTCACGAGGTTTAATTTCTGATCGGACAATTTTGTCCATGAATGTTTTGACGCCAGCAGGAGACACGAATTTATTATCGTCAGTTACATCTCCGTACCAATCGTTCTTTTCATACTCAATAGTATACTGTCTCTCATGTGCCCACACTTGTAAGTGTTTCATTAGACCATGATACAACTCACCTGTACCAGGGGAGTACAGGCGAATAGTTCCGTCCCAGTATTTGTATCTGGGATTCTTTTTTAAGAACTTAGCTTCAGGAACCTCAAAGGTAAAGTAGTCCGCCAACTCATGATGGACATGTGGTTCCTTGGAATTAATAGTAATGTAGACTTCGTTCTTCTTCTTAATACTCAGGGTGGTCATCATTGTCCATTTACAAATTTCTCCCACTCAATGGCACTCTTGATCTGAAAACCTCTATTAGAGATTTGC